CATGATGAGATATAACATATTAGATAGCACAGGAAATGTTATCAACAGTATTATTGCTGATCAGTCTTTTGTTGACTCTGCCTATCCGGGAAAGTATGAACTAGTAGAAACTTTCCCCCAACCGGCAAGCATAGTTCCACCAAAAACTGCCTTCACTCATCTTGAGATCATGGCCCGATTCACCACGGAAGAACTAGCATCCATATATACCGCAGCAAAAACAACTGCTGACGTAGAAGTTTGGCTAGACATGTTTAAACTTGCTCAAGAAATAAATGTGACCGATCCGCAGACTATCTCTGGATTGAATTCTCTTGAAGCTGCCGGATTGCTTGCGTCAGGGCGTGCTGCTCAGATTCTTGCGACAGCATAAATAATTGTAATATTAACAACATCTTATTCATATGGCTAACGAACAACCTGCACTTGATTATGTGATTGATCGTATGGACAAAATTGAATCTCGCCTTGAACGATTCATCGAAGAAAACACCAAGAGACTCAATACCCTGATTGAATTGACTCGTCATATGTCCGCCATGAATGAGCGTCAACAACGACATTCGGATGATATCTCTGACATGAAAGCACGACTAGCTCAGATCGAAACCGATTCAAATGCGTCAGTTGTAAGGATACAAGCACGGGTTGATGATATCGCCAAGGAATTCGGTAAGGATATGAATGTGATGAAGACTTCCATGATCGAAAAGATGGCTAAGGTATCTGCTGAATGTGAGACTAAACAAAACAAGATTATACATGATTGTGAAAGTAAATTTGCTACTGCCAATATGAAAAATACAGCAACCAAGATTGAATTAACAAAGTGGTTGAATCGTAGTTTTGGTGCATGGTTTGTTCTTGCCGCAATCGCAGGTGGGGTTGAGTTGTATATCAAGATATCCATGGATGATCACCATTCCCTGATCACAGAACTTCAACAATCAAATTCTCAACTAAGGCAGGCTGTAGATCGCTCAACAATCGCCATCGACAAACAGTCAAAATAACACAGTATAAATATGGCGTCAAACAGACGGGGGTGGTGAGTTGATGATTTTAGCCGAACCTTGTTCGGCTAAAATGATTACGAAACTTCTGTTCATAACCGATGAATATGCGACGATCACTATAGGAACATTCACAGACGTTCCGACGTTCTATGCATCGTATCTATCCGGAACATGCACAGTCTTCGCAAACTGTCCAACGTCAACAACATATAAAACAACTTACTCGATTGTGACAAACTAACATGGCAATATATTCAAGACAGGATTTGGCTGATTACGCACTTAGAAAATTAGGTGCTCCGGTAATCAATATCGAGGTTGCTGATGCACAATTATCTGATGCAATTGACGACACCATCCGAATGTTTCAAGAATATCATCCAGACGGTATCACTCGTGACTATGTGAAGCACCAGTTCACCGCTACGAAAATCACTGTTGACTCCGTTACTGGAATTTCTGTAGGAATTCAACTTAGCACGAGTGGTGGCAGTGCTTCCGTGCTATCGATTTCGGGAAATGACGTATACGTAGCAAAGACTACGGGCAACCTTTTCTTAGTTAACGATATATTGGAGTTTACTGGTGGCACATGTACGGTGACTGCGATTGTGTATGGCGACGCGGATAACAAGTATATTCCTATCGGAAATGATATTGTTGGTATTGAGCGTGTTCTACCTTGGCAGCCATCATACGGCGATGGATTGTTTGATATTACGTATCAACTACGCATGAATGATCTAAGAAATTTGGCTGGCGGTAACATGAGTTATTTCACCATGTCAATGGAATACATTTCAATGTTGGACTTCTTCCTACGTAAAGAGAAGCAATTCAGATTCAATCGTCGTATGGGAAACCTATATTTGGACATTGATTGGAATGCCGAGGTCGTCCCTGGGCAATATGTCGTTATTGAAGTATATCGTATCGTTGATGATGAAACGTATACCGATCTTTATAATGATATCTGGATTAAGAAGTATGCCACAGAGAAGGTAAAACTTCAATGGGGAAACAATCTTCGCAAGTACAAGGATCTGGCGCTTCCTGGTGGTGCATATCTAAACGGCGAAAACATCATGATAGAGGCCACGGAAGCACTCAAGGAACTTGAAGCCGACATGATCAATAACCAAGCTCCATTGCAAATGATGTTAGGATAACGAATGGCAGGTCTAGCCAATCCATACTTCAATAAGCAACCGGTGAATGAACAGACTCTGTTACAGGGAATCGTAACGGAAGCCATACAAGTCTCGGGGTTCAATGCATTCTATCTTCCAAGACAAACTCAGAATCTTGATCTAGTGTTAGGTGAGGATGTCGTTTCAAAGTTTGACAAGCATATCGAGATTGAAATTTATCAGGACTCGTTCTCTGGATTCCAGGGTCAACAAGAAATGATTTCGAAGTTCGGTCTTGAAATTCGCAACCAGATCGTGTTTCAAATATCGGTTACTAGATGGGCAGTGGAGAAGGATGCGATTGCTTCCGTCATGATGAATGGTGGCGATCGTCCGCAAGAAGGCGATTTGATATATGATCCGATTACTAAACGCCTTTATAATATTGTTTATATAGACTTCGATTGGCAATTTGTCCAGTTGGGTAAGATGACGTATTCTTACAAAATAACCACTGAACAATATCAATTTGCTAATGACGTTGGCACCACGGGTATTACCGAACTTGATGATGCAATCAATCTAGTCAATACAAATCAATATGACTTCGAATTGATGCAGGAAAGTGGATTTAGACTTCTACAGGAAGATGGTTCATCGATTTTCCAAGAACATTCAAATGCATCTCCTCTACAATATGATTCGTCGGCAGCACTCAATATCGCGGTTGGACCGATCAAGTTCAACGACAATGATCCGTTCAATAGTCTACTATAATGTTCAAAAATAATCCTTACTACCATAAATCGATACGTAATGCGGTCATTGCATTCGGTAATCTTTTCTCCGGAATTCATCTAGTCGATTATGAATCAACAGGAAAGGCTATCAGAAACGTTGAAGTTCCCATTTCATTTGCCAGAAAACAACAGTGGTTACAACGTATTCAAGGTGACCCCGAGTTTCTGAAAAAGTTCGAAGCGGAGTTGCCTCGAATTTCATTTGATATCATATCAATGGAATATCAAGCAGGAAAGAAAATCGGCAATCACTTCGATCATATGCTTATAAACTGTGGAGTACCAAAAACAGTGGGTTCACCTGCACCTTGGAGACTTACATTTGAACTTTCGGCATACTGCAAGACTGTTGATGATTCGCTACAGATTAAGGAACAAATTCTTCCTTACTTCACTCCATCATTGGCGTTAAATTACTTGCTTCTTCCCGAATACAACTTCTCGATGGACGTACCTGTTACTCTGTTGAGTATAATTGGTGAAGATAATTATGATGATCTTCATTCAAATAGACGGATAATCGATACATATACGTTTGCGATGGACGTTCAACTGTTCGGACCGACTTCTAATAATGTTGGAGTCATTAAGGAAACGATTGCAAATATCAACACGATGGACGGTACTCCAATGGAAACAAATAATTCTGTTGTCGTGCCAAGAACAGCAAATAAGACGGATGCTTATACGATTGCTGCAAACTGGACGATACTATGAAAGAAATTGAAAAGATGCTCAACATAGTACCATCAGATATTCATTCTGCTGAGCTAAGTTTGTCTGCGATTATGCCTCAAGAAGTTGAAACTCCAGAGGATCCAGATTTTGCATACGCTCGTCTGAATTTATATTCGATCATGGAACAAGGTAAGATGGCGTTAGAAGGTGCCTTGCGCGTGGCCGAACAGTCGGAGAATCCACGTGCATATGAAGTGGTTGGTGGGCTTATTGGTCAAATGGCTGCATTAAATAAAACACTAATGCAACTAGGTAAGGATAAAGAAGACGTAAAGACCGCTCGGAAGGGCAATAGTTCGCCGACTGCGGCCACGCAAGCCTCAGTAATGAATAATACAGCAATATTTGTCGGTTCAGGCAACGATATTAATAAACTAATCGCAGAGAGATTGGGTAATAAATGAAAACATTCAAAGAGTTCGTAAAAGAAGCAAAATGGGTAACCGACCCGGAAGAACCCGCTACAGGGCTAAAACGCGGAGATTCTGTTTATCATAGGGAAAATGGGCATACGCTTAGAACTGCAACGTATCTTCAAACTGATACTAAGAATGGTGATCATATTATCAAACACAAGGTACAGGATAAAGATGAACTCGCCGGCGGAATCCGGCGAGTAAAAGCAAAGGACGTATTCCGGGACCCGGGTGACGCTTGGAAGAATCCGTATAAAGTATGAAAACATTCATAGAATTTGTTCTTTCAGTCCGAGTTTATCATGGTCTATATGCGTAAGAAGGATAAATGATAGAATTATCCCAAATTGAGGAATATTTACAGCATCTTTCCTTTAAATCGAACCCCAATCTTAGACCTGTAAATTCACCCATCGAATATACTGAGGAAATGCTTGATGAATATATCAAGTGTTCCCAGGACCCGATATATTTTATATGTAAGTACGTCAAGGTAGTTCACCCTGATCGCGGTGTAGTCCTTATGGAATTGTACGACTATCAGAAAGAGATGGTCGATTCATATTATCATAACAGATTTTCTATCGTTCGAACAGCCCGGCAGCAGGGCAAAACCCAAACTGCCGCTGCATTTTTCGTTTGGTATATCATATTCAACGATAATAAGTCTGTTGCTGTTCTCGCCAATAAGCAAGCAACCTCCGATGAAATTCTATCACGTATCAGAATGTCATATGAGAATCTTCCTAAGTGGTTGCAGATGGGCGTCAAGGTTTTTAATAGAAGATCGATTGAACTAGAGAATGGTTCAAAGTTATTCGGTGCTGCCACATCAAGTACTGGTATTCGTGGTAAAACAATCAATCTTCTGTATATCGATGAAATGGCGTTCATTCAGAATACAGCCTTTGAGGAATTCTTCACGTCGGTATATCCAACAATTACGGCTTCACGGGATGCCCGCGTAATTCTTACCAGTACGCCTAATGGTTTCAATCATTTTTACAAGTTCTGGTCTGATGCAGAAAAAGGAATAAACGGTTTCAATCCAGTTCGTGTTCATTGGTATCAAACTCCTGGAAGAGATCAGAAATGGTTCGAGTCTCAGATGGCGATTCTGGGTGAACAAAAGGGAGCACAGGAAATTCTTGCTGAGTTCATGGGTTCGAGTAGACAATTACTGTCAGCAACAACCATGGCAACGCTTACATATGACATTCCAATAAAGACATATGAAGGCGAATTCGCTGGGCTAAAGGTCTACAAAACTCCAGAGAAAGATCGCGTATATACCATGACTGTTGACGTATCAAGAGGTCGTCATTTGGATGCCTCTGCATTCTCAATATTCGACGTAACCGAATATCCGCATCGAGTTGCCGCAACATATAAGAACAATGAAGTTCCCCCTTTGATGTACGCGGGCATTTGTTTCAATATGGCAAAAAATTATAATGAAGCATTTATTCTAGTAGAAATCAATGATGTTGGTGCCCAGGTGGCTGATGAACTCTTTCACACCTACGAATATGAGAATCTTTACTGGACCAAATCCGGTGACGTACTAGGTAAGAAAGGTGCCGACCCGTATCCTGGCATTAGAACGACCAAAAAGACTAAACGGATTGGTTGTGCAAACTTGAAGGATATCGTAGAGAGAAATCAACTTATCGTAAATGATGCCGATACGATAACCGAACTAAGTACATTCGTTCAAGCAGACTCTGGTACATGGGAAGCCGATGATGGATTCCATGATGATATGGTTGCAACTTTATGGTTATTCGCTTGGTTGGTAACTCAACCGTGGTTCGTTGATCTTACTGATAGAAGCATGAGAAATAAGATGTATCTAGCCAAGGAAAAGGAGATGGAAGACTCCTTGACTCCGTTCGGTTTTATACAAGACGGATTATCTGATGAACTAGAAGAAGTAAATCTCAACTGGTAAGCGAACGAAGCGAGTGCGGCGAATTCGCTAATGGTTTAAATTACCATACGCAACGGCAGCGACCGGAGGGATAGTGCATAAGTAGTAATCAATGGGAGATAATGCACAATCTAGCGAACTTCGTTCGCACTCGCTTCGCTCGTAGATTCATTTGGATTTAGATTAGAACTTATAAGATGCATCCATGAATTTACCATCTAGCACCCATTCATTAATGCTAACACTGCGCGGTTATTTTTGTCAAATTTATTTGTTACGGTTCATTGAAATCAATGACATATAAATATTTGACAATTGCGTTTTCTTGTGATTTTGAAGTCTAAATAAGTGCAAAACAAGAGAAGTGCTAAATATATTTGTGAAAATATTCACCAAATGTTATAATTTTAAGGAGTTTTAGAATGCCTATCCAAACAAGCCCAAGTGTGGCCATTGTCGAAACCGACTTTTCTCAAATAGTGCCTCTTGCGGCTACTGGCGCTGGCGCAATCGTCGGTCAGTTCCCAACTGGGCCACTTCTACAACCTGTTCTATGTACATCAACAACTGATCTACAGAATTACTTCGGAACACCAAATAACGACAACTACAAAGAATGGTTTACTGCATGGAACTTCCTGCAATATTCCGGTTCTCTTTGGGTTACTCGTATCCAAGCCACTGGTGTAATGAATGCCGCTGCTAAGAAGTCCGGTTCAACATCTGGAATTCTTCTTGGTAATCAAACTGCATATGATATGTCTACTGAGCTAAGTCTAACTACCGCTGGCGAGTGGATTTGTAAGCAACCAGGTGCTCTAGGAAATGCACTCGAAGTTATCATGATTGATAACGGAACATGGGCAACCTTTCAAGCAGATTATAACAAGTCTCTGTCATACAACGTGGCTACGGCTGCAATCGCTACCGACGTTGCTACGATTACTGGTTCAGGTTTCCCATTCGCAACCGGGGATAGCGTGACTCTTGCTGGATTTATCGGCGACGACGCAGTATTCAACGGCACCCATACTCTTGCATCTGCATCTTCAGGGTCGTTGACGTTTGCGATCACTTCGGTTGATTATTCGGCAGCAAGTATCTCTACCGCTTGCACTGTAACAGGTAATGCTCTGTACATGAGTGAAAGCCGTCACCTATATTCATATTTGAAGTTTGGTAAACCAACAACAACAACGTTCATGTCAGCTACAAATGCCGCTGTTATGGACGAACTAACGGTTTTCGTTATCGATAAAACTGGTGCAATTACCGGTGTTGCTGGTCGCATTCTTGAGTTGTGGGAAGGACTATCTAAGGTAGCAGATGCAACGAACTATCTTGGTCAAGGTATCTACTACGCAACGTTCATGAACGTAAATTCAAACTGGTGTTACTGGGCTTCTGAACCTTCTACCGGAACTGGTCTTGCATGGGGTAACGTATCTTCAACGTATTCTACTGGCGTTGCTCAACAAATGACTACCCTGTATGTCGTTTCCATGTCTGCCGGTGATGACGGTTCGTTGACTGGACCTGAAAAGATCGCTGCACTACAAAACGCATATTCAGTATACTCCGATAAAGAACAGATTCCTCTCGCATACATCATGACTGTTGATTATCCAGCCAACGTTGTTCAATATGCAGTTGATATCGCCGAAACTCGCCGCGATTGTATCGTGTTTGTCTCCGCTAACAACAGCGGAGTACCATTCACCGCTGCTTCGACCGTTGTTAATGATCTTCAAACCTTCCGCGGTGTGACGCTGAATGTAAACAGTTCATACGCATTCCTAGACTCCGGTTACAAGTATCAATTCGACGGATTCAACCAAGTTTATCGTTGGATTCCTCTGAACGGTGACACCGCTGGTCTATGCGCAAACCTAGATGCAAACTATCAATCTTGGTTCTCTCCAGCAGGTTTCACCCGCGGTCAAATCAAGAATGCTGTCAAGATTTCGACTCCATTGAATCAAGCTGCACGTGATATTCTGTATCCTCAGCAAGTCAATGCAGTTGTTTCTTTCCCTACCAAGGGTACAGTCCTGTTTGGTGACCGCACAATGCAATCCAAGCAATCTGCTTTCCAAAGCTACAACATTCGTAGACTGTTTATCATTCTTAAGAAGTCCATTCAAACTGCCGCTCAATATCAGTTGTTTGAGTTGAATACACCTAACACCCGTAATAACTTTGTGGGTATGGTGAAGCCATTCTTGGCAAGCGTAAAAGCAAATCAAGGTTTGGCAGACTTCTTGGTTGTGTGTGACAGTACAAACAACACGGACGCAACAATCGCAGCCGGGCAGTTCATTGCTGATATTTACATCAAGCCACTATATTCAATCCAATACGTTGTATTGAATTTCGTTGCTGTGAAGTCATCGGTGCAGTTCAACACACTACACGCCTAACATTATAACGGAGAGGGAGTAAAATCCCTCTCTAAATAAAACAGTAACAAGGAGAAAGCCAAATGGCAAATTTGACAAGTTTTAGAGAAACAATTGGTGGTGGTGTTCGCCCTAACCAGTTTGAAGTTCAACTTACCGATTTTGGTGGACCAATGTTTATCGACAACGGGGTGTTCTCATTCCTGTGTCATGCATCAAGTCTACCGGGCAGCACAATCGGACAAGCAACCGCCTTTCACCGCGGTCGTGCAGTACCTTTAGCAGGTGAGCGTATATTCGAACCTTGGACAGTCACGATTTATGCTGATCAGGGAATGGAAATTCGTACCGCCTTTGAACAGTGGTCCTCATACATTAACGACTACGCAAATAACTCTGGCGAAACAACGCCTTCGAATTATTCCGCAAGTGGTTACGTTATGCTTCTTGATCGTGCATCGAATCCTATCAAGACGTATCAAGTTATTGGTATCTGGCCAATAAATATTTCCGATATGCAACTCGGCTGGCAACAAAATGACGTTCTAGCAGAGTTTACCGTAACTTTCGCTGTAACAAGCATTGATCCAATGGCATCAACTCCTGGTCTGATTACAGCAGGTGACGATCCTACTATGGGTGGTTCCGCGCGAAACAATCCTGCAATCGCTTAATTGGAATTAGAATTACTTTATGATTAATTTATTTGGATGGCAGTTTGGAAAGAAGACAGCAACCGATGAAATCGAGTCGGTTGCTCATTCTATTGTTGCACCGGATATTGATGACGGCACAATGCAAGTTTCCGCGGCCGCATCATATTACGGTTATTATGTTGATATGGATGGTACTGTCAAGGATGAAATCCAAGCCATATCCAAATATCGTGAGATTTCTCTTTACCCAGAGGTCGATATCGCAATTCAGGATATCGTGAACGAAGCAATACCATACGAAGATGATTCGCCGTTGGTAGAAATCGCCTTGGACAGGTTGGAGGTGTCTGATCCCATAAAGGAAATAATAACCAACGAATTTAAGGGTGTCCTTTCTCTACTGAAATTTTCAGAGAAGGCCTCTGACCTTTTTCGCCGCTGGTATGTTGATGGTAGAATCTACTTTAACGTTCTAACTGGTAAAAATCAAAAAGACGGAATTTTAGAATTGCGTCCAATTGAATCAACAAAGATCAAGAAAGTCGCAGAAATATTGAAGGAAAAAGATCCTTCTGGTGTTGAAATCGTCAAGGGTGTGAAGGAGTATTATCTTTATTCTCAGTCGGGTTTCGTTCAACAGCCTAATTTAGCGCAACAACAAAACAGTGCGCCACAAGCCGGCGCAAGATTATCGCAAGATTCTGTTATCTATATTCCTTCTGGATTCATGGAACAGAATACTGGAGTAGTTCTAAGTTATTTGCAAAAGGCACTAAGACCTGCAAATCAACTGAGAATGTTGGAAGACGCGGTTGTTATTTACCGTATGTCTCGTGCGCCCGAGCGCAGAATATTTTATATTGACGTTGGTAACTTGCCTAAGGGTAAAGCAGAACAATACGTCAAAGATATTATGAATCGTTATCGTAATAAACTGGTATATGACACAAAGACTGGTGAAGTACGTGATGATAAGAAATATATGTCTATGATGGAAGATTTCTGGATGCCCCGGCGCGATGGTAATAAGGGCACAGAAATTACTACACTTCAAGGTGGACAAAATCTTGGCGAATTGGCTGACGTGGAATATTTCCAAAATAAATTATATAATGCTCTAAATATTCCTATATCTAGAATGATGCCAGAAACTGGATTTAGTATGGGTCGTTCTACAGAGATATCGCGTGATGAGGTAAAGTTTCAGAAGTTCATCGGCAAGATTCGTCGTAAGTTCTCTGAACTGTTCTTTGAAATTCTACGTACTCAGTTGATTCTAAAGGGAATTATTGCTGAGGACGAATGGGACGAAATCAAAGAATCGATTACGTTTAGATTCCAGAAGGATAATTTCTTCGCCGAACTAAAGAATAACGAGATTTTGTTGCAACGTGTTCAGACCGCACAAGCAACGGACCTGATGTTGGGCAAATACTTCTCAGTTGAGTGGGTCGCTAAGAACGTGTTCATGCAATCTGATGAAGAAATTAAAGAAATGCAACAACAGATGGCAGACGAATATGATACGCATCCTTGGTGGTTTACCGCAGAAGGAATGTATGAACAGCAACAACAAATGGCGTTGCAACAAAGCATGATGTCAATGCCACCAGGGCAAGATGATTCATTACCACCGCAACAAGGTCAGGGAATGCCTGATCCAATTCAACAATAATTAGGAGTTTAGAAATGACGATTCAAACGATGATTGACAATCTGATGGCTAAGAACAAGGAAGGGTTTGTTGACTCATTTCTTGCTGTAATGACGGAAAAAGTTGCGGAGGCACTTGACGTGAAGCGCGAAGAAATTGGCGCTACCATGTTTCAAAAGGAAGGACTAGAAGGTTATTCGAAAGATGACCTTGAAGAAGGCACGAAAGCCGTAATGCGAGTCGGTTTTGACCCAGCCAATCATGCAGAACGACTAATGAAAGCAAATGGTTTCCAGTCAAATCACTTCGATTATGGAGTTCGTTCCGCTAAGAAGCGTCTTGAAAAGGGCACTTTCGATCCTCAGCGGAATTTGAAGATGGGAGAAAACCTATCAAAGGTCGGCGAGTTTAGACTTGGTGATAAGACTAAACTGAATGCAGAAGAACACCGTCAGGTTGGTGTACATTTGGCTAAGAAGATTGAAGATGCTATCGGTTACAAGCGCCCGACCAATGAAAACTTTGAACAATCTATCACAGCCCGCCAAGGCACTACCGGTATAAAAATGCCGGCCAGAGATCGCG